CATTGAAAACATCATACCGCAGTAAGCGGCAGATGTCAAGGCAAAAACAAAGCCCCCGCAGGGCACACCACGGGAGCGGATAAGCGTTAAATGTCCGGTGTTGCCGCATTCAGCACAGCTTTTTGGATTTGCAGGTGTGTTGAACGAGGAATAGACATTCTTTCTTCATGCAGGGTTTCAATTCGCATGAGAATATCGCTATCAAAAAAGAAGAAAGCAACCACCCCCTTTCCGTAAGAGGGTCTGAACTACAGAAAATGTGCCTTTTCGGTAATTCATTAGTCAAATTATACATCTTGGGCAACTGAGATGTCAACAGCAAGGAGGAAATCAAATGAGCAGACGCAAGCATACATCGGGGACCCAGAATAAGCGCACCTGCCTTTCTGCCGTCGAGCAGATGCAGCAGGAGCGCAAAGCCTTAAAAGCGGCCGGAAAGAAGTTTCCCAATGACCCACAGAAGGCAAGGGTCGAGGCGCAGCTGATAATGCTGGGAGCAATGGGCCGCAGCGGACATACGTTCGGGAGGTAAGACAATGTATAAGGTAATTGATACATACGACGGATTTGACGATGTCGTAGGAGTATTTGACACCGAGGAAGAAGCGAGAGAAGCTGCGGAGGAGCACGCTGAGGACACTGACGGCGAGTGCCAGGTAATCATTTATAGGTTTGTGTCGCCTGTCAAGGGCTTCGAGGTCGTAACGCACTAATACGTAAGGAGGGCCAAGCATGAACATGAATATGAACAAGAAAAAGGCAAGGCTGTATATCTACAGCTGGGACGAGGTTCCGCTGTTTGTGGATATCCCGTTTTGCAGTAAGCTGTTAGGCATATGCTGTGAGACTATCCGCCAGAAGTGCGCAAATGGCAAGATACGTGCGTTAAAAACGGACGCAGGCTGGAGAATATCCAAGGAGACCCTTATGGAATTTTACGAGAAGGGCGGGGTAATATGAAGGCCAACAGCGAAAAGGCATTTAGGGAAAAGAACTGGCGGACTATTTTCGAGACAATGGAAGATAACCTGCTGACCGTTCTGGACGTTCTTCACGAGGAATACGGCTTCGGCGAGAAGCGGCTTATGCAATTTCTGCTTTCGGTGCAGAATAAGGCGGCTCAGTATAACGAAATGCTGGACGATGGCGTTATTGACGATAAAACAGGCGGTCAGCGAGAGAAATATGCTGCACAGCTGCATGAGATAATCAAGACCCGTGCCAAATATCAGCTTCCGCCGTCAGTGGTGGATATATTTAATCAGTCTGCGCCTACAGCGGCGGAGCTCGACCGCTCGGAGCGTCAGAAGCGCAAAAACAAACAGGTGTCAGTGACCAAGGCGGCAGAGCTGCAGAACAGCTTGCAGACGGCCAGGGCATGGGCAATGAGTAAGGGCGGTGCAGGACATGGGCAGGAAAGCAAAATATGAACCGATGACCGCATCAAAGAAGAAAAAGCCGCCCAAGACCCCAAGCATCGAGGCGGTGAGCCGTCGTGCAGATGAGCTGGGCATGACGTATGGGCTGTACGTCCAGTCGCCCCAGTACATTATTGATACTGCGGACGATGGGTATTTCAACAAGAAAAGAGGTAAGAAAAATGCTGACAAAGCGTGAGCTGGCGGTGCTCCTGCTCCTTACACAGTGCCGAAAGGTGCTTATAATCATGCCGACAAACGACCGGGCAAAAGATATGCAGGAATTTCTCAGGGCACAGATAAGGGCTGAGTATCCTACATTTTGCAACAGCTACACAGTGACCGGTATGGTAGTACATATCCGTGGTCACGAAAACGTGACAGTTGCGACCCCGGAGGACTGGCGGACATATAACAAATGCGTATTCAACGGCATTGTGCTTGTCGATGATGATATGTCTCCCGATAACTATGCACCGCTTCCATATATCACTGAAAGTCCTGAGAAGCTTCACAAGTATCTGGGGGAGCGGATTATATGATAAATCCACAGAAATTCGGGGATATCCTTTTCATCAACCCTGCAAACGATATCTTTATGGTCACACGTGACGGTGAGATTTTATTGCAGACGGATAATCCCCGAGCGGCAGTAGTCTTTTTGGCAGGTCTGTTCGAGACAAAGATAATAAATCATTTCAAGCCCTTACTGGAAGCAGAAGGGTACGATGAAAAAGGGGAAAAGAAAAATGACAACGGACGAGTATAAAAAGATAATTTCCGCATCGGTTAGTGAGGAAGCAGAGCAGATACATCTCATGCAGTGGTGTACATGGGCACAAAGCAAGTACCCTGAGCTGGAAGCGATTTATCATGTACCCAATGAGGGCAAGCGTTCAGCTGTTACAGGCGGCAAGCTCAGGCAGATGGGGCTTCGCTCAGGCGTTCCCGATATATGCCTTCCGGTACCAAGCGGCGAGTACATAGGACTGTATATAGAGCTTAAAAAGGTTGGCGGCAGGCTGACGGATAATCAGGCGGTATGGCTTGAAATGCTGGAGCGTTACGGCCACTGCGTTGCGGTCTGCTATGGTGCGGAGGACGCAGAAACGGTCATAACAGCATACCTGGAGCAGGACATCGGCACGCTGGACAGGCATACCCTTAAACGATCCCGAGGAGACTTTAAGGAGCTGAAAAAGAGGCACAGGTCATCAGGCAAAGCACTGTATGAAAAGGCAATATGTATTGCAATGGCTATTTTGCAGTCAGCTGCAACAGTGGCAGATATTGTCATAAACGGCGCTATAACAGGGCGCTCGCTGGTTATCGTTCTTGCACTATCCGTAGCGGCACTGTTTACTATGATTCGGGAGGTCGGCCGTGGATAAAAGCGACAGACGCCTCAGAATATTTACTGACGGCAAGGCTACATTCGGATATCAGCTTAATGTCGGAAATATGGTGCTTGGTGCGCTGTATGAATACTACATATATGCAAATAAAATCTATCGTCCCATGGGAGATGCCGCAAGGATAAAGCGGGAGCGGGAACTTTGGAAATATCTCCAAAAGGTTTATTACAGCTGCTACAAGACGCATCTGCCTGATTATCCCAATCCTGATGGCACATCACTTAAAGATCTGGTAGTAGGCTGGCAGTATGAGCAGCTTTATGACATCATCAACTATCGGATCAGCATACCCAAGGCGATAGAAAAACTGTATAAAGAAAAAAATCTCCCACAGGCGGTCAAAACACCTGAGGGAGCGAAAAAATAAAATGTTTATGGTCTGAGTATAGCACATATTCAGAAGAAAGTCAAGGTGTAATATGAGTTACGAAATTTTCAGCGGTAAGGCTTTGAAAAAGCTTGACGAAAAGGTCAAATCATCGAGCAGCAAAATAAATGTCATGATGGGTCCGGTATGCGAGGCGCTTAAGTCGTTTTGCAGACAGTCCGAGGAATTTGCACAGGCTGTAGTACAGGGCGGAAGCTTCGAGGAGTGCATGAAGGCGGTAGAAAAGGGTGCAGGTTCGGCGCTGTCTGATCTTGATGCCTACAAAAAGGCTGTAAAATTCTATTTTCCTACAGCAACGATATCCTTTTCCATGACTATAAACACCGAAGGCAATAATGCTCTTTCGGAAGCTTCCTCGGAAACCTCCGCAGAAAATTTGGAAGAAAAGTCAAGTGTGAATATGTCACTTGATGACCTTCTCGGGCTGTGAGGTGAGAGTATGAAAAAGGATAATGCCAAATTGGCGGAGCTCTGGCGGCAATTTCCCTGTCTGCTAAGCAGGGAAGCCGAGGACCAGATCGTATATGATGCGCTGCCGCAATTCCTGTTCTACCAAAAGAAGCGTGGCAAAGCATGGTGCTATTGCACTGCCTGCCGCCGCAGCGATGTGTTCCAAAAAGATGTGTATGCTGACGGAATACGGATAGGCGGCAGTGATGTTCCAGAACGCCTTAAACACAATGATGTCGGCACCTGCCCGATGTGCGGTCATAAAGTTACATACAAATGCGAGGGCAGAGGACATAAGTACCTTAGGGCGTGGGGAAATTATGCTGTATTCACTGCAAAAGACAATGTACTGTATATAAATGCCGTAAAAGTCATAGTATCATGGTCGCACATTGAAGAACCGTATATCGACTATGAGTACCACAGGCGATATATATTTTCCGAATACGGTTCGGAGGAAATGCGCTGGACATGGCAGAGCGGAGGCTTCACGGCGATGAAAGCAATAAATGAGCCTGTGTTCGGCATGTATAATATGGGCATAGACAGCATGGAATATACCCATTCATACACCTGCATCAACGATGATGCAATAGGTGACACATTCCTCAGATACGTGCCATATTACGATTATTGCCAATCGGCGGAAGATATTCACCCGGTAAAATTTATTGAGCTATGTTCAAAAAATCCCGCACTATGCGAACAGCTGTGGAAATGCGGATTTTCAAAGGTAGTAACAGATATGGCAGTCGGAAAATCCGTCTTTTCCAAAATGATAAACTGGAAATGCACGGAGATAAAAAAAGCACTTGGCTTTGATGCCAAGGAAATGAAAGAATTTCATGACAACGGCTGCTACTATTCCCTTAGGCAGATATACGGATATATGCTGCTGAAAAAAATAAAAGGCATAAACAGCTTCGATGAGCGCATGAACATTCTCAAAGCCGACGGTATAAGCCTTATTGAAGAAGAGATCAAGCTTTCCCGTCAAATGGGGGCATCGTTTGTCAAGGTCAGAAACTATATCTATAAGCACTGTAAATCTGACAGATACGGAGGGGCGCTGGAATGGAGCGACTGCAACAGAATGATGGATACGCTCGGATATCCCAAGGAAAGCGTTCTGAGATTTCCCAAAAGTCTTAGAAAGCTGCATGACCGCCTCGTAAGTGAGACCAATGCGGCGGAAGAACGTATAAAAAAGGCTCAGGACGTTCCCAATGACCTTAAAATCCAGGCGCAGGAGGAAGAGCTGTCAAAGCTCATCTACAGCAATCTGCTGTATGAAATAGTGTTGCCTAAGGATATGCAGGATATCAGAGATGAGGGCAAAGTCCTTGACCATTGTGTGGCATCATACGCCGAGCGCCATGCCAGAGGCACTACACACATATTTTTTATCCGCAAGCGCTGGAACCCCGAGGAACGGTGGTACACCATCGAGGTATCGGTGGAAGGATATATACGGCAGTGTTACGGATACAAGGATAACAGAACGGTCAAGAAGCCAGACAGCATCAAGCAGTTTGAAAAAGAATATCGGCTGTTTCTGGATCATGTATTCAACAGGCTGAGCGACAAGGAATACGAAAAAGAGGCAATGAAGCTTGCCGATAACGGAGGTAACGAAAATGGAAGAAACAACAATAATCAGCTCACAGCATAATGAGTGCCTGGACTGGGGTCTTGAGCAGATAGAGCAGTCCATTGTGGCGCATTCGTATGATATGGCCCGCTCCATGCTTGAAATTGGCAAGGCTCTCAAAGCCATTGCGGACGGAAAAAAGTACACCGAAAAAGGATATTCCAGTTTTAAAGAATATATGGAAGACGCATCGGCGCATACATTTGAGTTTAAATATACTCAGGCACGGAAGCATATCAGGGTGTACGAACGATTTGGCGGTCGTCTTGACAAGCTTAATTGTGCCAAAATTGAGGTACTCGACGTTCTCAGAGATATCCCGGAAGAGGATTTTGAAAAGCTCAACGACAGCGGAGAGCTTAATTCGCTGAGCAAAAGGGAGGCCGAGGAACTGAAAGCCAAGCTTGAAGCAGCCAATGAGCAGATATGTCTATTAACTGCCGAAAATGATAAGATAGTCGCTGAAAAAGAAAGAATTTCAGCCGACTGCAACAGCATCAAGGCTGAGCGTGATGAGTATTACGACCAGATGAAAGAGCTTGAAAGCCGACCTGTTGAAACTATTATCAAGGAGCCTTCGGAAGAACAGCTCAACGCCATAGCGGATAAGGTCTATAAAGAAACAGAAGAAAAAGTGTACAAGGAAGCGGAAGAAAAGCTGGGGAAAGCCAAGTCCGCAATGGAAGAATACGAAAAGATAGTAAATCAGCTTCAGAAGGAGAAAAATGAGTTGGAGCAGGCACTCGGCGAGGACAAAGCTGCTGCCGATGAGCGCATCAAGGAGCTTGAACGCAAATTGCAGTCAGCCGAAAAGCCTGCCGATTCGGAGCTTATCGAGTTCAAATTCTACTTTGCCGAAACGCAGGACAACCTCAAGAAGTTCCTTAATGCACTCGGCAAAGTGTCGGATCCCGAGAAGAAAGAAAAATTCAAGGGGGCGGCTATCAAGTTTGTGGAAGCCATTCTCAGCGATTTGAAGAAGGAAAGCTGACACCTTACCATTATATATAGTATATTCTGTAGCGGTATCCCACATTCAAAAAATATGTATGTGGGATTTTGCCGCCCTCGATTAAAGTATTATCTTTTCGCCAAAGGAGGTTCGTGCGTGAAATATTTAAAAAAGACATGGATCATCGGAAGCGATAAGTATATCACTAAATCAAAGTGCGGCGGAATGTTTGGCAACCACAGAGCCAGAGCGGCAAAGAACAAGGAAACGGCAGATAAGGTCAAAAGGCATAATCTTCAAAAAAGCATTTTTAATCTCTTCCTGCTTATCTGTGCAAATTTTGCCAAAGGGGATTGGCATATAACGCTCACATATCAGCGTGGGCTTCGGCCAGACATTAGCACAAGTAAAAAACTTGTAGCTAAGTTTTTCCGTAAGCTTAAGCGCTGGGCATCGGGTTGTAACCGTACATTACGGTACATATGGGTAACACATATCAGTCCGAGGGGGGCAATACATCATCACGTGATACTGCCAAAGTGGATACCGTATGATGTGCTTTGCGATGCGTGGTCGGCAGGATTTGTTAAGCCGGGGCGCCCGCTGTATGGCAACAATGACTATATGCCGCTGGCAAAATATCTTCTCACCGGGACAGAGGGTAAGGCGGAGCATTCGGAGTATGGCTTTGAGGATATAGACGACTGCTATCACCAAAAGTGCGGCAGACGATACACGCCGTCGAAGAACCTTGTCCGTCCCGAACCGCAGGTCGAGTGGATAGAGGCCGCAAGTTGGAGGCGCAACCCCAAGCCCCCGAAAGGCTATACATTGGCAGAGCTGTATAACGGTGAGGATATATGGGGGTTCCCGTATCAGATATACAGACTTAACCGAGTGGAGAGGAGAGAGTGAAATGAGCAAGTGGACGCTATGTCTGTCGCCTGAGCAGATACAGGAGGCATGGGATATGCAGTATAACGGCAAGTCAAGTATTGCGGTAGCACGCACCATGAACTGCAGCGTTATGACATTATATCGGGGGTATAAGGCGTGCGGGCTTCCGTCGCCATTTGCGCAGCGGTACTCTGATGATGATGCGGAAGAGGAAGATCATAAGTGACAGCCAAATTCCTGTCATGGCTGCAAGCCCTTATAAGGGACGGCAATGTGCATCCGTTTTACATATCAACCGATTGGCGGAAGGCGAGAGCAAAGGCGATAAAGTATTGGCACGGCGAATGCTATCGGTGCCGATACATAAAGACACCAAGCGCTCTTGTTCCTGCGACAATGGTCCATCATGTTAAACCAGTCAAGAAGTTTCCGCAGTATGCCCTATCATTGTTTGTGGTGGGTCAGTCCGGGGAGCAGGAGATACAGCTCATGCCGTTATGCCATGACTGTCATGCAGCCGTAGAGGCTCAGAACAAAATATCTGCCGATTACCCCGAAAAATGGTAGCTTTTAGTGCTTTTTTGCTGCTAAAAATGTACTTTAGCGTGGCAAAGTGTGACGCAAAAAAATGCCCCCGGCCTCAAAAAACGACGAATTTTTGGGGCTTCTCATATCGGGGCGGGTCATAGACATATGTGAGCGGAGGAGAAAAACAGTTCCCACACATGCGCGCCCTTAAAGTAGTACAGGGGAAAAAGGAGGAAAATCAATGGCACGAGGAGCGAGACAAAAGGCGGCTGACATCAGGACATCTTTGATCGAGCAGATGCAGGCGGCGGGCAATAAGCCGATGGCATATATCATTGATCTGGTAGATGGATACATGGATATGTGGCGGGTGAGGGAAAAGGCAAGGGCTGACATCTCAAAGAGGGGCGTTGTGCTGACGATAGTTGACCAGCGGAACGGTATGCCGTGTGAGCGGGTCAATCCGTCGGTGCAGATATTGCAGAACATGAACAAGCAAATGAGCAAATTTATCAAGGACTACAAGCTCGACGTACCCGTTGACGAGGACGAAGAGCTGTGATGGAGGAAAATATGGCAGTCGGTAACAAAGGGAGCGGCGCATGCTGCTGCTTCGGGTGCGGCAGGCGGTCTCAGTCCTGTCACGCTCAATGCGAAGAATACAGAGAATATCTGAAAAGCAATGCGGAGAAGCGCAATGCGCATCTGAAAGAGAGGCTTGCACTTCAAGGCTACTCCGAGCACGTAGCAAGGTGCATCGAGAGAAGAAACAGGAAGAAAAGGCAATAATGCTATTGGGAGGTACATATGGAAAATACACATACGGCGATAATCAAGTTCCGTGACGGCGACAGTGCGGAGGTCAAGGACTGTGCTATGATGGGCGTTGACGCTTCCGGGAATGTGCTTGTCATGGAGATGGGCACAGGCGACAAACTGCTTATCAATTTTGACTGTGTGAGATATGCAGGCTTTGAGGATACGGTGGGAGCGGTCTCTGTCAATGACAATGAGCCTGAGACATTCCGCAGTTCCCGCAGCAGGACGGGCAGAGGCAGGCAGGGGGGCAATGGCGTATGATGATGTTTGTGGCGGGCTTCCTTATCGGGTGTTCTATGGCAGCGGTACTGATCGGAGTTGCTGCCTGCGTTATAGCTTCGGGCGATGCGGAAAGGAAGAATAAAAAGAAATGAACAGAATAGAGGATTTCGTTGAATTTGTCGGAGGTCATATATGGGACGCTGATGTAATAGCGGTACGTCTCGAGGAGCTGGGATATTTTTCTGCGCCTGCATCAATCAGATATCACGGAAACGTTACGGGCGGTTTGTATGAACATTCCAAGGCGGTAACGCTGGAGTTGCTGAACCTTACGGAAAAGCTCGGTCTGAGGTGGGGGAGACGTGACAGCATTTACATTGTCGGAATGTTTCATGACATATGCAAGACTGACGACTACAGTCGTGAAATTGTTCGGGAAAAGGCGGCTGACGGAAGCGTGGTGTGTGAAACCGAGGGCAAGTGGGTGTACAACACTGATATGCTTTTACCAGGACATGGAGAAAAGTCCGTAATTATCGCACAGCATATTTTAGGCACACTGACGCAGGAAGAAATCATGTGCATCAGATGGCATATGGGAGCCTTTGACGACAGAGAGAACTGGAAGTATTACAGTGCGGCTGTAAAGAAATATCCCAATGTGTTATATACGCACGTGGCTGATATGACTGTGTCGCAGATCATAGGCGTTTGAGGAGGACGTGTTTTATGGCAAGGAGAATTACGAAGAAACTCACAAAAGGTGATGAAATCAGACAGATGTCTGACCGAGAGCTGGCAGAGTGGCTCAATCAGCATGAAAGAGCCGCATTCATCACAGCTATTGATGGAGGAGCAATGAGGTTCGGAAAAACTAACATTGAATTCTGGACAGGCTATTTTGGAAGTCCGGTTGGAGAAGATTACGATGGCTGAAAAGTTGATAAAATCTAAAGAAAGAGTGCAGAAATTTGCAGAAGTATATACGCCTGCGCATATTGTTAAGGATATGTGTGACCTTATTCCCGAGACACTATGGGATAATATTGAACGTCGATTTCTGGAGCCTGCCTGCGGAAGCGGAAATTTTCTTGCAGAAATCTTTGAGCGAAAGCTCACAAGATGCAAATGCGAACCTGAGGGGCTTGTGGCGCTCAGCAGCATTTACGGCATTGACATTTTGCCTGATAATGTGGAAGAGAGCAGGCAGCGGCTGTTTGATATGTTTATAAAAGCTTTTCCCCAAGCCACTGTTGGGTATTTGATACTTGCGGAGCTGATAATTGAAAGAAATATCATTTGTGGCGATAGTCTGGAAATTATGAAAAAAAAGGAAACGGAACGGAGGCGTGACCATGAGTAAATTTGATTTTGACGCATTTACGGGAGATTATCCCGTTGCTGTGAGCAAGGAACGCTACACCGAACAAGAAGCCA